CATCAAGGACTTGATCGAGCGCTATCAGACCGACCCCGACAGCCCCTACGTCAAGAAAATCAGACACAGTAGCAAGCTCAGTTACACCGCATTCCTGCGGCGCATCAACCGCGACCGGGGCGGCGAGTTAATCGCCAACATCAAATCGCGCGACCTCATTCGCTGGCATGAGCACTGGCTCGGCGAAGAACGAAAGGTATACATGGCCCACGCGCTGATGACGATGGTGCGCGGGCTGGCGTCTTTCGGCGAGAGTATCCTGGAGGATCAGGGCTGCGGGGAGCTCATGTCGAAGCTGCGCAAGCTGGAGTTCGAGGTTGGCAAAGGCCGCAAGGAGCAAGTCACCGCCGAACAGGTTATCCTCATCCGGGCCAAGGCCCACGAGATGGGGCGGCCGTCTATTGCGCTCGCCCAGGCGATCCAGTTTGAGGTGATGCTGCGGCAGCGCGACGTGATCGGCGAATGGGTGCCGGTCGAGGAAAAGCACACCGAGCCCACGGAGATCATCGACGGGCACCGGAAATGGGTGCGCGGCATCCGGTGGACCGAGATCGACCACAAGCTGGTCCTGCTCCACACCACCAGCAAGCGCGGCAAGGAGATCGAATTTGACCTCAAATCCGCGCCGATGGTGATGGAGGAATTTCAGCGCTGTTTCGGCGGCGCCCTCCCCGCGTCCGGTCCCGTCATCATCGACGAGGCCACCGGCCGGCCCTATGACCACGCCTGGTTTCGCCGGCTATGGCGCGGCATCGCGAACGCCGCCGGCATCCCCGCGCACGTCTTCAACATGGACAGCCGAGCCGGTGCGATTTCGGAGGGAGCCGTTGCCGGCGCCTTGCCTGGGCACTTGCAACAATCGGCGACCCACAGCGACCCGAAGACGACGCTTCGCTACACCCGCAGCTATAAAGAAATGGCGAAGAATGTTTCGCAGTTGCGTGTCGGACATCGCGCCAAAAAGGCCGGGAACCTTACAGATACGGACTGACTACCGGATGACTACCGAGGCACAAATTCTCTAATGATATCAACAAGGCCCATTGACCGATGATTAGGGCCAACTCGCTGATATGGTTAACGGCCCGTAGTCGCCATTTTACAGATTTCCTGTAAGTCGCTGGAAGGGTGAAAAATTAACCCAATAACGCGACCCTTCCAGCGCATCTTTAATCTGGCATATACGGATAGATCACTTCAACCTCGTCGTCGGTCGTGATGTCGAGGCTTTCCATCAGGCCCGGCGACAGGTCGGCGGCACGTCCGGTCTGTTCTTCGTGTGGCCCCCAATCGGCCGGATGGGCGAGCCGCGCGATCCCGGTTTTCCGCGCCGTGACCAGTGCCATCTGCCCGCTGTCGCGGAGCATGGTCTTGGGCGTCCGGTTATAGTCCCAACGACAGGCGAGATAGAACACGTTGGGGTCCAGCCTGCGCGCAAGCCCGGTGGTCCCTGATGGCTGATGTTGCAGGAACAGCCAGGGAGCCTCGTCAAGATTGTAGATGAAGGCCAAGCCCTCGCTGGCACTCACGCCGGTATCGGTTGGCCCCCCGAAGGACGAGCAAGTGCCCTCGGCTTGGAACAACACACCCTCGGGTTCCGGCTCGGGTTCCGGTCCAGGCTCGGGCGCCACGTCATCGCCGGCAATGCCGGATGCGATGGCTTCGCAGATAATCTCGAACTCCTTGCGGTAGAGATCGCAGTCAGGCTTGGCGTCAACGAAGCACACCTCAACCAAGGCCGAGACTTCGTCGGTCGCGTTCAAGAATTTCAGGTCGGTGCGCTTCTTCGGTCCCCGGTTGATAAGCCCGCTGGCATCGCAGACCTTGTCCACAATCTCGTCGGCGAGCTCCATGCCGGAGCTAGACACGTACAGCACTTCACAGCCGCGTGCCGTCGTGGTCGTGACCTGATACGCATTGAAGTGGATGCTGATATCGAAGTCGTGCGATCCCTGCGCGTTGTGGAAGTCCACAATGCGCGTCAGGTTCTCCGATTGGCTATGGCTGACGTCGTCGTGGTAGCAAATCGTCTCGACGCCCATGGCGCGCAGATTGGTGGCGACTTGCTCGACCACGCGCCGCGCTTCGTTGACCTCATCCAGCCCCCACGGCAGCGGCCCAGAGGCGCCACGGATATATTTTCCGTGGCCGCTCGACATGACGATTTTCATTTCTTGTCCTCCACGGGACAGGGTGGCGGGTCCCAAGCAAACGCCAACTTGCGCGCCCTGTTGTGGGCGTTGACTGCGTTGGTGGTTCCTACCTGCGCCCGCTGAGGCTGGGAGTTCTGTGGGTCTTTCGTCCAGATGTCGAACAGGTGGGACATTGCGTCCACCAGTCCCTTGTCGATGCCATCGAAAACAAGCTGCCGAACACGTTCGCGCTCAGTGGCGTCGATGCAATCGAACGGCACCTTGGAACTGGCGTCGCGGTCGAGCAGGGCGAGCAGCAGGAGCGTGACGACGATGGTGGCCACGCCGACTGCTATTCGGAGCATCATGGTGGTGCTGCAAAAATAACATCGGCGCGCGCTTGCGTTAGAATGCCATCAGTTACCAAAGATGCCTTCAAAGTCGCCGTGCTCTGGCTACTCAAATTGATGCTATCCGCACTGAACAGCACATCCCAATTCTTGGCATTGCCACCGGTCTGTCGCCATGTCGTTGCGGTGGCCGCTCGATATTCCGCATTAGTGAAAGCCGCAACCCAATCGGTCGTCGTAATCGATGTCTTGGGCGGCTTGACGTAGGGATCGGGTATGCCGCCAGCCGCAAGCCATTTTTGATATTCCACCCAATCTCTGTTGCCGGGATCGTTAGGGATCGTCGCACCATCAGCGGTGCGGATCACGTATCTGTCGGTCGCACCTAGTGCATATTCTGCCATCACAGCCTCGCGTCGCCAGAAACATTAATAAACGCATAGGCGTTGCCCGCCGCTGCTGTCGTCGCCTGTACGCTTATGATGGTTGCAGTCGTATTTTGAATTGCTGCCGTGTTGGCATTTCCGTAAGTAGCACCTAACACCGCTGCCGTTGGCGTCGCCCGCATTGGCGGCACCCAGGGAACCGATCCAAAAAAGAAAAATCCTGCTCCTGGCGCGTACCCCGATGCCATCAGGTTGTCGAACCGCTGCCAATACCGACGACATATCAGCAACTCCTGATCATACGGCCGCATGATGAACGGCGAGCGTGCGGCGGATGGAGCGTCGGTGCCGGGGAGAACGACGAGGCCGGTGATACGGAAAACGTCTGTGGTGGCGGCGACGGCGTTGATCTGACCGGGCGCTGCAATGTAGCTAACCCCGCTCGCCCAGACGTTCGCCGTAGGCGCAATCAAGTCTGGACCGCATGCCATCGTAAAACTTAAATTGATCCCCACCAGATTATCAATATTCCAGACCCCGTCAGTACAACCCGGAATGGTGACGGTCTTGTACTCCGGTGTTGTTGTCACGTTCTGCGTATAGTTGAAGGAAATGCTGCGGTTTTGCGCGGCATTGCGGATAGAGCCGCTATAAACGCCGGTTCTGGTATGTGCCGTCCAGAACCCAATCGTCAGCGGCTGTGCGCTTGCTGTCCCCCACGCCAGCCGCGACATGCGATAACCTTCGATGTTTTGCTGAAGAAAAACATAACTGCCATTCGGCATCGATGCCTGTGCGACAGTGTTTTGCAAAACTAGTACTTTTGAAAATCCGGGATAGGCCGTGCCAGCCGAAAATTGACCCGCAGAAATGCCTGCGATTGTGGTTTGGAAAACGAAACCGTCGAGGGGGCGGCCGCTGCTCGTTATGACCGATCCACCCAACTCCTGACTGACCTCCATCGAGCCGTTGATCTGCATGCCGTTATAGGCCAGCGCGTCGAGCGGCGTGGCAGGCACAGTCGGGCTGCTCGCTACAGCCCACACGCCCTGCGACGTGAACACATAGGTCACGCCGTTGAAGGTGTACTGCTGCCCGACTGTGGGGCTGGTGGGAAAATCAACGGCCATGATGGGTTATCTCAACTGAAGATTTCATCTGCGCGTGCTTGCGTCAGAACGCCAGCCGTTACGAGGTCTGCCTTGAGCGTCTGCGCTTTCTGATTGCTCAATTCGATGGTGTCCGCGAGCACAACGATGTCCCAATTCTTGCTCACCCCCACCTTGCTCGCCTGCGCATCGGTCACGCGCACGTTGCCCAGTTTGGCGTATTCCGCGTTGGTAAACCGCGCGATGAAATCGGAGTTGTTTGAGATGGATACCTTGGGCGGCTTGACGTAGGGATCGGGCACGCCGCCATCGGCCAACCACTTGTCATATTCCTGCCGATCACGATTGGCTGGATCGTTCGGGATGTTAGCATTGTCCGCTCTGCGGATCACGACTTCGGTTGCAGTGAGTTGATATTCAGCCATCACAGCCTCGCATCAAAAGTCAGCTTGGCCGCATTAACATTATTGCGGTATAGACTTGTGGCATTGCCAACAACAAGTCCACCACTAACTACCGGCAATAAATATGCGCTGCCAAGATCGACACCTCCCAGCGATAGACCTGTCAACACAGCCGGGGTGCCGTTATTTAACGAAATAACAAAATCACCCGCCGCGCTTATATTGAAAGTTGGCACAGATCGTTTTATGGCCTTGAAGAATGTGAATACCTGAGCGGAAGTCGTGCTGGTCGCCTGTCCCGTGGCGATAGGTGCATATGCACCGTTTGCTAATGGCCATGCCTCAAAGTATCGCATACACGTCACCAGTTCCTGATCATACGGCCGCATGATGAACGGCGAGCGCGCGGCGGATGGAGCTTCGATGCCGGGAAGAACGATGACGCCAGTTAGATAAAACGCATCAGCTGTCGCCGCTATGCCGTTGACTGTGCCGGTAACCCCTACAAAATTTCCGGCACTCCAAACTCCGGCGGACGTTGTAAATGTACTGCCCGCCATCGCTGTTATGGTGACTATCATTCCTGTATTGCTATCCGTGGCCCACGTCCCAGTTGTGTCCCCGGTGACGGTAACGGTCTTAAATTCCCACGTATTAGCAGCATTAATGGTGAACGAAAACACATAGGAGCGCGCGGATGTACCGTTTGCTACCGAACCGGAAAACGTACCGGTGCGGGTAGATTTTATCCAAAACGCTATCGTAATCGGTTGAGCACTTGCCGTTCCCCAGGCAAGCCGCGCAATTTTATAGCCCTCTATACGTTGTTGAATTAAGCAAAAGTTTGATGCCGCAGGAGATGCATTGGCCGGATTGCAGCTAAGTGTTATTGTATTAATATAGCCGGCAGGAGGCGCTCCAGCATTTGAGGCAAAGGTTGTTTGCGCTCCATTGGATTGAACTATCCAAACATCAGCTAAATATTTTGCCGATGTGGTGCTTACGAGAGCAGACCCATTCTCCTGACTGACTTCCATCGAGCCGTTAATCTGCATGCCGTTGTAGGCCAGCGCGTCGAGCGGCGCGGCGGCAACGCTGCCACCACCCGGCGGGGCAACCATCACCCATTGCGAGCTGGTGCCATCGTTGACCCGGATCGACAGCACGCCGGTCGATAGGTCGTACCAGAGATCACCAGCAGCCGGCGATACCGGCGCGGTGCTCGATGCCGTATAGGTCACGTTGCCGGTGCCACCGCCACCGGTCGCATTGAGCGTCGTGCCCGACATCGTCAGGTTGGTGCCGAGCGTGATTTCTTGCGGAACCCCCACGCCCGAGGCCGATCCGCGCCCTGCTAATTTCGACGGATTGAGAGTGCCGCTGCCACTATGAGCATCAACGTACTGCTTGGTCGCCGCCTCCAATGCGAAGCTCGGATCGGCGACCAAAAATAACTGGCCGCTCATGGTGTCGCCGGTTCGGTTCACCTTGTTGGCGACCTGGGAGGCGTTGAAACCGGGAACCGCTGGCAGGAATTGCAGCTTCAACGCTGTCGGCATCGTGAGCTTGAGCCGCAGCGTGGGATATGCGGTGAGGCTCATGCCGCGACAACTCCGTCAACGACCGGCAGCTGGCCGGCAAACAGCTGATAGGTCACGCCGTCCGCGAGCGTCACGGTAATGCCAATGTCGAGATCGCCGGGCGGAAACTGGGCCATTTCAGCGCGGGTGAAACGCACATCGAACGTACCAGCTTCCGTGACCGTGATGTGACCGTCCAGATTGGTGCCGCTGATCGCCGGCAACGATTGCGAGGTCATCCGCAGCGCAACGGTGATGGTAGCCCCGGTGAAGTCCACAAAGTCGTTGGTCACGGGATCGACCAACTCGACCTTGAACTTCAGGTCGGCGCGATTTGAGGCCGCTGCGATGTGTCCGGTGTAGAAGGGCATGTGCTATGCTTTCTTCACTCGTTTGCGCTTGTTGTTAGAGCGATTGTTGGCTTGTTCTTTAGCTGTAGCCCAATGACAGTTGCCGGGTTCGTAGTTTCCGTCGTTGTTGATGCGATCAATGCTGTAGCCCTGGCCGGGACGCCGCCCCATGTCGATGAGAAAATTGGCGTACTCATACCAAGCCTTACAGACCTTGATGCCGCGACCACCATAACGGGGATACTTGCGGTGATTAGGATCGCGACAGCGGGCGAGCATCGCCATCCAAGTCTTATATTCCGGTGAGAAAATTCGACCTATTGTTTCGCCATGAGTTGTGTTTGCTTGCCGTATCTTTTCTGTGCGCCAGCAACCACAACTTGCCGATTGCCCACTACGAAGCATCCCACCCAACACATCTCGCGTCGTTCCACAATCACATTGGCATTTCCACATTGCTTGGCCTTGTGCCTGAATGCGGGCAAACGCCAAAACACACCAACGTCCAAACCTGCGCCCCACCATCTCTGCTCGTGGACCCATAACTTGATCTCCCTTTTGTCAAGGGAGCTACTTTATATCTCATGCTGCTCGTTGTCTAAAGTTTAATGTATATGGTTAAAATCATCGTTGGCTGCGTGTTCGAGTGCGCAGTAGCCCCGCCCGCCAACTGCGTGTTCCCGCTTATGGCGTGGTCGTGGGCAGCGTTTCTGGCGCCTGTGGTTCCGCCAACAGCAGTATTGTGGGTATGGTTGAGATCAACAGAACTCGTCGGCACCGTATCGTTGGCAGACGTAGCCGTAGCAGCAAGGCCGGTCACAGCTGCGATTGGTGAGCTTCCTGTAGTGAAAGTATGATTGTGGGACAATGATGAGTTGGAGAGCCCACTCGTAAACGTGCCACCCCAACTGTGTTGGTGGTCCTGCGTCTCTCCGACTATGCTTAGATTTCCGCCGAAATGTTGGCTGGCGAGCGGATGAAGGTGTGACGGCAGTTGTGCAGTTGATAGCGTCTGACTTTCCCCGCCGCCGACATTGCCGACAGCAGTCCCTGTTGCAACTGCACCAAAATATGTAGCAGTCAGCCTGGACGCCGCCGTCGCGCCCATGTCGTCCATGCCAGCGATGGTGCGCCCGCGCAAATCGGGCAATGCCATCCGCTTGTTGGCAAGCCAGTCGGCATTTGCCGTCGCGCCCCGGCTTGGCGTGGCCCCGGCAAATACTTGTAGAACCGTGGTGCTCCAGAGATATTCGAACAGCGCCTGACAATCGGCGTTGGCGCGCTCGGTCGAGCCCGACACCGCACTGCCGATGGTGTTGCCATTACACCGCACGAAGCCGTCCAGCGGCCCGGTACCAAACCGCGCCTTGATATCACCAGGAGCCATGACGGTCGTTGGATCGACGCCACCACCACCGCCGCCACCACTCGATGGCCCGATAACCAGCAGATTGTCGGCGGCCATGACGACCACGCCGCTGTCGTCGGTCAAGCGGATTTTGATGTTGCCATCGGCGAGATAAAACATCGGCACGCGGCCGGAGGCATCGAGCACGACGGGGTTGGGATGCAGGATGGTCAGCAGCTGGTCCTGAAACGCGGACTGCGGCGTCGTGGTGCCGGCGGCGAAAAAATACAACAGGCCACCGCCCAGCGGCTCGCCGTCCATATCGAATTGCTGGGAAAGTGCGAGGTTGATGGTGCCGGCCATTATGGATTGCCTTCTGTGTAATCCGCTCCAAGATTGCCGAGCGTTGGCGCTAAAACTCCGAAGGGCGAGAGTGGGGAGCCGGTCGGCACGACCGCCTGTGCTGCCAATGGCGAACGCGCGCGGGTCATGGTGCCGATATCGCGCGCGTTGGCGAGAGCGCGCTGACCACCGAAATAGCGCAGGCCGAGCCCGGCCAAGGGCAGTGCTCCCGACAGGCCGAGATAGCTCGGGTCGCCAGTGCCGTAGGACAGCCCGCCGCCCAAAGCTCCACCGCCAAGTGCTGCAACCGCCAGATCACGGCCGCCACCACCGCCCAAAGCACCGCTGATAGTCCGCATCGTATTAGCCGCTGTATGGCCGCGCACGAGGCGATCCATCTGGGCGAGTTCGGCTGGCGAGAAACCACGCTGCAATGCCGGGTTAATCAGGATGTTCGCTATCCGCTGCCGGACGGTGTTTTCGACATTCATGCCAGAGTTTGCGGACGATGCCCGCAGTTCGGCGGCGGTGATGCGCTTGTCCAGCCCAGCAGCCCGCTCGGCGGCGCCGTAATTGGCGTTCGCCTCCCGTAAGATTTGGGCCTGCTGGGGGTTGCCGTTCGCAATCAGGAAATCATCGAGCCTATTTCTGGCGATGACCGCCGCAAGTCGCTCCTGCGGGTCAATGGAGCCGGCGGCATTGCTCAAGGTCTTGCGCAGCGACAGAAAGTTCTGTGCCGTCATCACGGCGCCAGGCGGGGCGTTGTCCAGTTTGTCCAGAATGCCCCAGGTCTTGCCCGCGAGGTTTTCGTCCAGGCCAGCCTCGGTCAGCCGGGCTTTAACCCCCTGCCCAAAACCAGAAGCCGCATCTGATTTAATCTCCATTCCCGACTGACGAAAGGCGTCGTAGCCCTGTCCCGCCTTGGTACGTAACTGTTCAATGGTCGGTGTGGCCGCACGCGCCGCCGCCTGCTCTGCTTGCCGGGTCGCACCTACGCCGGCAACAAGCGCACCGGCCGCACGAGCGTAGGGTTCAGCGGCAGTGCCTTCCGTCGCTCGCCCCGCCGCTTCGCTGCCAGCGCCCGCTGTCAGCCCGACGCCGATGGCGCGCGGGATCGACAGCCCGGTCGATGCTACCGTCGAGGGCACAAACTCCATAATGGTGCGAACCGACTTGCCGAGCTCGGTCTTCGCCTCGGGCAGATAGTTCGCAATACCCTCACCGCGATTTCCTTTGATGACGTCGCGTAGCGCTTGCTGTTGCTGCTGCGGCGTCTGCGTTTCACCGCCCTCGACAGTTAGACCGGGAATGAAACTGCGGACGTAGTTCACTGCCTTGCCGGCATCTAAGCCACCCGCCAGCGGCGCGTTCTGCCAACTCTCCGGCAGCACCTTCTGGGCAAGGCCGCCGAGTAATCCTGCCGCTTGGGCTGGCGCTGCCGGAATGGCTTCGGTTCCGGTGACAAGACCAGCGAAGCCCTGTTTCAGCGCATCAACCGCGTAGGGTCTTACCGACGAGCCGATTTCGTCATCTGCGGCAAGCTGGTCCCCCGCCGCTGTCGGGGTAATATGGGCGAAGGAATTTTCTTGCGGCTTGATACTAGCAAACGGATTTTCGGCCATCTGCTATCGCCCCAACAGAATTTCGGGGTTTGGGATTTTGCGTCGGCGCATTTCTTCTATGATTTGTTTGTAGACGGAGGCTCTTTGAGCTGCGGTCACATCGGGATTGTCTCGGTACGAACGCCAATGATCGCGCGCCTCGCCCACGGCCTGATTGACTTCGGCACTGCTCGATACTTCCGGGGGACGCCTGCTGATCGACGGCGGCTCTTTCTGGAGCAGTGGCGTGCGCTGACCTACCGACGTTCCCTTTGCAGTTTCGACGGCTTGTTGTGCCGCATCCCTGCCTTGCAGGAGAAAATTAAGCTGACCCGCTGGATCAACCGTAGTCAGGTCGGGAAATTGCGCGGCGGCCAGTCCACGTTCATAGTTTGAGACCGCACCTTGGCCCTTGAAGTCGATGGCTGAAACCCGTGACTTAATCCGATTGATGGCTGTGTCGTAACGCTGACGAGCCGCCTCTGCGTCGGTGGAAAGCAGCGCCCCACCAAGACGACCCACGGGCGAGCCCACAACTCTTCCAATGCCGCCCCCCTTCATCAGGTCTTGCCAAGCCGCGATTGCCTCGTCGTAGTATGGCTGCAAGTCCTTCGCTACTTGTGCAGCCTGTACATCTAGAGCTTGCTGATCGACAAGCTTCTTTGCAAACTCCGTGCGGGTTGTCTTCGTATCAGGCTTAAGCGGTGGCCCACCCGGTTCGCCTGGCCTGGGAACTGCTGCTGCCGGCTCGGCTTGTGCAACTCGTTGCGCTGGTGCAACCGCTGCCGGTGCAGCCTGAGACGGCAGCGCCACGTCTCCCAAAGCGGCAACGCGCGTCGGTGCCATAGGCGGCGGCTCGGAGGCATCGACTGCCGCAAACCTGTCGTTGAACGATGCACCAGGTACAGGAGCCTCCGAGCGCGGCCCAACGGCGGCGGGAGGTGGGGCAGCGGCCGGTCCCGCATACGGCGTCCATTGGCCAGTTTTTACGTCAAACTTTCGTCCACCATTCGGACCAATCTCAACGATGTAATGGTTGACCTCATCGGTGTCTGGATTGGTCTCACTGATATTGAAACGCTGTACTCTTCCCTGCTCTTGGGTGTCGCGCAAAATTTTGGTACGAGCCGCTGCGTCTTCTTCGGTCGCCTTATAATGTCCCTCCGTGAGCTTGCGCTGTTCCGCCCGGTCGGCCTCTGCCGACGTCAGCGCCTTCTGCCGCAGCGCCGTGTCCAGCATCCGCTGCGCGTGTGCGCCAAAGCCGGCGGCGCCCAGTGCCGTCGCCGCCTTGATCGGGTCCACATTGCCGGCCTCGTCGGTGGCACCCGCGAGGATGCTGCCGATCTGCTGCTGCTGCCGATATTGCCCGATGCCCTCGCCAATGCTCTGCAACGGCGAGAAGTCGATGGGGACCGGACGCAGCGGCTGCGGTAGCTGGAGCTCGCCGACGCGGAAGGGATTGATGGCCATGGTTTAGCTCACACGGGTTTCGGAGCGAATGCCTTGGTGGCGGCCCCGCCGAGGTTGCCGAGCAGGTTCCAGAAGTTCGAACTGTCCTGCATCCCGGCCTGCGCCACCGACTGGTTGCCTTGCGCCTGGCCGCCCGTGACGTCGCGTGCGACACCGGCTTGGCCCTGCGCCACGTTGCCGAGGATATTGGACAGGTTCTGTCCATAATTGGTGTAAAGCCCAGCGAGTGCGCCGGAGTTTGTGCCGTAGGCCGAGCCGATGCCGCCATAGCCAGTGCTGTAGATATCGGCCAGCGTCTTGTTGGCACCGGCAACACCCGATGCCGCGCCCTGCGTCGCTTGCAACTGCGGATTGACGAAGCCGGCAAGGCGGTCGAGATACTTGGTGTAATCCTGATCGGCGAAGCCTTGTGCACGGCCCCGGATCGCATCAAGCGTGTTGCCCGAGCCGGCGATGCCGAGCTTCGACGCCGCGTTGGTGGCGGCGCGGGTGCCTTCGTCCACCGCAAACTGGTAGCCCGGCCCGGTCTGATATTGCGCCTGGGTGCGGGCAACACCGCCCGGCCCGTTGAGACCGAGCGCGTCGTAGTAGGAGCTCACCGGGCGTCCATATTGCGCGCCCAGATCGCTCAAAGGATTGTAGGCGGCAACACCGGCGCGGCCGGCATCAAGCGAACCGGTGAGGCCGGTCTGGAGAGCGCCAACCTGATTGGTCAGTCCGGTGTCAATCGCGCCGGTCGATTTGGCGAGTGCATCACTGAGCGCCCCGCCGGCCTGGGTGCCGTAGGTGCCGTAGATGTTATTGGCCTGCGTGCCATACTGCGAATAAAGCGCGGCGTTCTTGGCCGCAGCTTCTTCGGCATCATCTTTGCCCGAGAACAGGTCGAAGAGGCCCATCACGTCACCCTGATTTTCACGGTGTTGCCCGTGCGGTAAAACCCATTGAGCGGAACGCCGCCGGCCGCAGCCGCAGCGTCGCTGGCGAAGTCTTTAAGTGGAGAGCCGCCGGCCAGGCTGGCGAAGAAGTCGTACCAATAGTTGTCGATGATGCCACTCTGCGGCTCGACCAGGCGAACGCCCGCCAGCGGGATGCGGTTGATAATGCGGACCATCAGCCGATGTCCGAAACCTTCGGGCTCTGGTTCTGATAGGCGCCCATGAAGCCGATATAGACCGGGTCGGCGATCTCGATCCGCCAGCGCCGCGCGTTCCAGGAGCTCCGGCCGGTACATGAAATGAGCGACACCAACTGCCGCGTCATCGCCTGACGCCCGAGCTTGCGTTGGATCGGCGCGTAATAGGTCTGCCCGCCGTCATCCGACCAAGAGATTTCCACCACCGGATCGGTTTGGATCGGGTCGGTGCCACTGGCCATGCCCACGCCAGTCACGAACTCGGCGTCGAAGCGGCCGACGCGCGCGCCCACCGGGAAGTTTTCGACCGCACCACTCTCCAACCGCCAGCGGAACGGCTGACCAATTTCGGTATGCACCTGGGATGTGATCTCCTGCACGTTGCCGGACAGCTGGTCGCCGCACAGCCATTTACCAAAGGCAAACACACCGCCGGTAATGCGCGAGCGAGCGCGCTGGTAGCTGGTGCGCTCGGCCCATTTGTTGTTGTTGAGGTCAAACACCCAAGACCAGGTCAACGACGACAGCAGAATGAAGGCATGGCCGCGCGAGATATAGCAGGACATTTCCAGCTGGCTTTTATCGGTCACCGCCTCGATCAAGCCGTCGAGGTCAGGCGGGCTGATCTTCTCCGGGGTGTAGCCGTTGAGCCGGACCACGGTGTTGTCATCGGCCACCCAGCACAGCGCGCGGCTGAAATTGTCCTCGAAACCGGAGACACAATATGGACCGGCGATGCCGCGCGGGATGACAACCGAGCGTTGGAACGGGAACGGCGTGGTGCCGGCGTTGGCCCAGACCTCAGTGGTGGACGGCCCCATCAGGAACAGTTGCCCAGCCCACGACACGCCGCGCGTCAGTCCGTCCGACTTGGCTTCGGCGGTAGCAAATGACAGCGCATTCACCTCGGTCGAATTGAAGTCGGAGGCAAACACCCGGCCGTCGCCGATGGTGTAGACAAAGAAGCCGTCCAGAATGCACACCGAGTTTGGCGCCGGCAG